AATCACCACAGGAAGCATTGACTCAGGTTCAACCTTCAGATTTAGTGGTGTAGATCCTACCGGTTCTGGAACATCAATCCGAGATGTTGAAAAAGGTGAGATATTAATTCTTTTAGCATCAACCCCTTATGACACCGTAGACAAAATATTAAATCAATATATTGACGTGTTTGATGTCACAGAAGAACAGAACTCATTTGGATTCTTTTACAATAATGGTGAGTTCTTCGCAACACCTGATATCATCAAAAATGTATTCCCTGCAATTTTAAATGTTGACAACTGATAAAAAGTATCTATAATACATCACTCCTCTCATAACAAAAACAACAGGAGGATTAGTCATATTGAATTCAGAAAAACAAAAAGTACTTATAGAAAGCCTCATTTCATCTGCATCCGCATATACCACATGCCATCCAATTTTGGAAGGTAAGTATTTTGATCCAGAATATAGTAAAGCTATAATATTCATAAAAAAATATTATGAGAAACATCACAATCTTCCGGCACCTGATATTATCAAAGCAGAATCCGGTCTAAAACTTAATCTTGTTGAAGTTGACCAAGATCGTGAGAATTATACCATAATTGAGACTGAAAAGTTCTGTAAGCATAAAGCATTAGAAAAAGCCGTATTAAAAGCTGCCGATTATCTAGAAATTGGTGATGGTGGTAAAATCCAAGAAGTCATCAATGAAGCACTACTCGTAACATTGAATAGAAATCTTGGTTTGCGCTATTTTGAAGACCCCGAAGCACGCCTAAAAAGAATGTTAGAATCCCCTCCCGTTATACCAACAGGAATTGATTCTCTTGATGAACTCCTATTTGGAGGATATTCAAGAAAAGAACTATTGCTGGTGTCAGCAAACTCAGGTGGTGGTAAATCTATTACGCTATCTAACCTTGGGTTTAATGCACTTCATTTGGGTTATAACATCTTATATGTGTCTCTTGAATTGTCAGAAGATATCGTAGCACAGCGTTTTGATACTATGATCACAGGTGTCAGTCGTAAAAATTGGCAAAGCGAAATAAGCAAAATTATAACAGGCGTCAGACGCGAAAGCGAAGATCCTAACATGGGAGTTTTAGATATCATCCAAATGAGATCTGGGACAAACAGTAACAACATTAGATCTTATCTAAATGAGTTTTGCACACATCATAATCAAATGCCTGATGTCATAATTTTAGATTATGTGGATAAAATGTCACCCAATCAGAAAAACTTCAATTCATCTGATGTATGGTCAAAGGACAAGTATTGTTCCGAACAATTAAGAGATATTGGAGTTGATCATAATGCGGCAATGCTTACCGCATCTCAGTTAAATCGAGAAGCTATTAAAACGGGGAATCACGATCATAGTCATATTGCAGGCGGTATTAGTAAGATAAATGAATGTGACATATATTGGTCTATAAGGATGGATGATGCTATGCGAGCACAAGGTCTTTGTGATTTTAAATTGCAGAAAACACGTAACAGTGATGGTGTAGGTAACACGGTGAATCTCACACGGGACCCAATTCATTTAAGAATACTTGATAAAGCGCAGGATGATTCAAAAACACCATTATTCCAAACACAAAAAGAAAACATAAATAAAGATAACGATTCCGGAAGAAGCGTATCAGATGAATTGAAAGGGAATGGGTTATTGGATTTAGTATCCGATATATCTGACTCATTATTGGATTTTGATACAGATTAATAAATAAGAACACAAATACAACTATAGGAGTATAAAAAATGGCAAAACAAGTAGAAAGTGTAAAAGTTTTAAACATCGATGATGTACCTCACGCAGTTAGCGATCTTTCATCAGAAGTTCAAGAAATGGTTTCAATCTTTGACGGTTGGAATCAGCGCGAAGCAGACATCGTTGATGATCTTCAAGTTATCCGTGCTGCAAAGAACAATCTTTCAATGACGATTATTGCGCAAATTCGTAAAGAGAAAGAAGCGGCAGAAGGTGTAGCAGTTGAAGGTAACGGAGCGGATGCAGACGCAGAAGTAGAAGTTTCCGTAGAATAAGACGATTCCTTTTCATCGTCACCTCCAAAAGGGCGTTATCCATGTGGGTTTCGCCCTTTTCTTATTTTTATATCACGTTTTACACTTAAGCATAAATACCCTAAAATGTTCGGAGAATCAATAATAATGACACTTTTAAACGATCTTCTTAAAGAAAACGCAGTAGCAGGAACAACGGCAGCACATGCTGTTGCGTCTGGTGGTGGGCATGAAACAACATCTTCTCTTTTTAATGGGGGAGTTACTAAAAGAAAAAAGAAAAAGAAGCTAATGAATTCTTTTCGTTTTGATCCATCTACAATTAAAACACCTCGTACTAATTGGGGTTGGAGAATCATCGGTGAAATGATGGATTCTACTCTTTCTGGTCAAGGTGAAGAAAGTTCATTTGATCCAGCAGATGTAATGTCTAAATTGAAAAATGCTGAAAAGCAAGTTGAATATGAAGATGATACAGTTCCATTCGGTATGGAAGATGAAGAAGGGAATATCGTAAAAGTATATGTTCGCGCCGATCAAGCAGATGAATTTGAATCAGCATTGGGTGGAATGTTATCCGGTGAAAGTGATGAAAGCGTAGATGGAGAAGACGAAGAATTAAATAGTGTAGAAATCGCCGAAGTTCTTTTCAAACTAAAAGATCAATTTGATATCGTAGATGTTGAATGGCCAGAGATAGAAGGTGATGAGGAAGAAGAACAAACATTAGGTGGTGCCGAAGGCGAAATGGGTGAAGATCCTGCTATGGGCGGCGAAATGGGTGCCGAAGGTGGTATGGAAGGCGGCGACGAAATGGGTCTGGGTGATGAAGAAGGCATAGAAGACCTAGAAGGTGAAGGCGATGAAATGGGTATGGATGCCGAAGGTGGCGCTGAATCCGCACTTCAACAAGTCATCGATATGATGAAATCCGATGCCGAAGCTCGTAAAGCAGAAAGTGAAGCAAGATCAGCAGAAGCAGAAGCACGAACCGCTGAAGCACACGCCAATTCTGCAGCATCCAAAGTTAGTCAAGAAGAACAAATCCTTGATGCTGAAGCACACGAAAAACAACAAAAAGACGAAAAAGGTGAAACAGAACGTTTGGCTAAATTGGCACGTTATAAACACGACCAAGCAAATCGAGCTGAAACAGCAATGGCAGAAGAAGAGGAAGAAGAAGTTGTCAATAATGAGAAAATGGTAAGTCTTCGTAGAATCCGAGATCATAACAATAGCACAGATGCTAACACTATCTCTGTGCAATCTTTGGCTGATGCATTAATTAGTAAATTAAGAGGTAGTATCCGATGACATTCAAAGATTATTTAAAAGAAGTTATGCTTGACATTGATCAGACAGACCCACATAAAGCTCGCCAAGATTTAGCTATGGCACGTAGAAAGAATCCTACCCAAATGGCACGAATTCAAAGACAAAAAGCACAAGCAGAAGAAGATGCTGCTGACGCAGAAGGTAATACTGACCCCAATGTTAAGCGAGAAATTATGTTGAAAAAACGTTTAGCACATGTTCAAATGCAAAACGCTAGAAAGAAACAAGGTCAAAACTCTGAGGAAATCTAATGAAGGTTCATGAAATCCTCAATATAGATGAACTTGAAGAAAGTGCTCGTCGCCAAGTAAAACGAGTTGGTTCTAATATCAAAAGAAAATACCGCTGTTCATCTGGTAAGAAAAAAGGAAAACTCGTTAGTTCTCCATCCGATTGTTCTAAACGCAAAGACCCAAAGAAAGTCCGCCAAGGACGAAAAGTTATGCGTTCTAAAAAGGGAATCATTAAACGTAAATCAGGTGTTACTAAAAGACGCGCTATATCTAAAATCGTAGCACGAATGAATGCTAGATTATCTGGAAAAAGAACTTCCTAATTGACACCATATAGTCTATACTACTAATATGTTTAAACATATTGTAGCACCAAAAATAACAAAAATCAAAAGAAAAGTTATCCACAATAAACGTTTCTATGTAACTCCTGAAGGTAAGGAGTATATGTCTATCACCACAAATTTAGGTATGATAGAAAAACCTTGGTTAGAGGAATGGAGACAATCTCTCGGTAAAGAAAAAGCCGATAAGGAAACCCAACGTTGTGCCGAACGCGGAACCGCCATACATGAAATGGCAGAACGTTACCTCAAAAACGAAAAAGACTTTACAAAAGATCATCTCCCAGAACATATCAAAGGTTTCAATCAACTAAAAATGAGATTGAAATCTATCAATAATATCAAAGCACAAGAAGTCTCATTATGGAGCGACACGTTAGAAACCGCAGGGGCTGTGGATTGTATCGCGGAATATGATGATGTTCCATCTATTATTGATTTCAAAACTTCAAACAATACGAAAACCAAAGATATGGTATTTGATTATTTCCTTCAACTAACCGCCTATTCTTTAATGTGGTATGAAAGAACTGGAGAATTAATCGAAGATATTGTGATTGTGATGTATGTGGAGCGAAACGCATTTCCTATCATCTACAAGGAAAAGATACATAAATACATCAAACCATTATCTAAGAGATTGAAAGAAGGTGAAAAACTATGGCTGGAATACTTAACGAATCAAACACAAAACGACTCTTCGGAACTGAACATCCCACACCCGAACAAGTAAGGAAATGGGAAGAAACACATAGACCAAAGGCTGAAAAAGTTGAAATGGGTAGTGCAGAAATAGAAAATGCAGCCCAATTCGGTAATATCGCAGATTTAGAAGGAACATTCAAAAGCGGCGAATTTAACTGGGCAGAAGAAATACGTGTTGCAAATATCAAATATACCTTCCTAAAATCACATAGCAAAGGTATTATTCAACTATTCCGTCAACAAAAAGATGGATATATCATCTACCAATCACCTGACGATAAAAAGAAACTTCAAAGTCTTAAAATGGGAGCATGGTTAGTATTCCTATTCACACCTACAAACAATTCAACGTTAGCACCAAAAGGAATAGGATTTATCTCAGCAGCAAAAGGTAAAGTCCTATATGAACGCAACGAAGATATTATCGGCGATGTCGTTCTTCTTAAAATGTTCTTACCTGCTGGTGTGGCCGCATTAAAAGGAAAAGTGGATACTGGAGCAGAAATTAGTTCTCTACATGTCGATTCCAAACCAGAAATCGTAAATGATATGGTCAAATTTAGAAACCATAATATGTCCGGTAACATTTTAACCGCACCGTTGGTTTCAACACAAGCAGTTAAAAACTCATCTGGTGTAGAAAACCGTCCTGTCATTGAACTTGACATTGAAATGAATGGTAAGCGTATCAGCAAAGCACAATTCAATTTGAATGACAGATCCAGTATGGATTTCCAAGTCCTTATTGGTCAGAACGTGTTAGAGAAATCAGGATTCTTGGTAGATCCAAATGCTGCAGGTAGTAATATGGAATCCACAGATTTAGAAAATCTTCAATACTTAAATGATGAACTTCTAGAAAAAGTACTTGAAGGTGAAGAAATAGAAAATAAACCTATAACCGAAACAGATAATATGGCATGTTTCATCATAGATATGATGTTGGGTAATGAAATAACCTTTGATGATCTTATCGAAAACAAAGACAATATGTCCAAACTCATATTAGAAACCATGGATGGTAATGAAACAACATTTAGTGATCTGTTAGACTATATTGAGGAATAATATGACAAAATCCCCATTCTATATAATAAAAGACTTCTTATCTCCTAAAGTTTGCGAACAAATCGTAGACTCGTTAGGAATATATTCTCCCGATACTGATCCAGAGGGAAACCCGATCAAAATGTATCGTTACAAAGAATCTGCAGAAGAAATTGTATATTCACAATTGAAATCTATGATTAATCCAATTATGGATTACTACGATACAGATTATCAAGGAACCGAAACCATTCAATTTGAACACTTTGCGGTCGGTATCAGACCCGAACCAGTTTGTGAAAATAGCGATTATTTGAGAAAGAAGTGGGTTAGATGCAAACAACGCGATCTAACAGGAATCCTATTCCTTATAGATTACAACGATAACCCACCATTTGACTCGGATTATGAATGCTACGGTGGTAACCTTGAATTCCCACAACACAACTTTTCAATCCATCCGGAACGTGGTACAATGGTAATTTACCCAAGTGATCCACATTTCATTAACGCCACATCAACCGTGTACGCGGGGGAAATGCTACAAGCACGTGTTCATATGGCAACAATGTTACCGTATCTATATGATCCTACTGAATTTCCTGGGAATTACAAAACTTGGTTTAAAGATCTAATCTAACACTTGACATTAGTGTGATATTTTCATACAATCTTCACCTGATTATTGTTTGGTGTTGGAGATTTACGTGAGAATAAGAGCATTATTAGTTGTTGTTGGATTGATATTTGCAAATGTTGTTAGTGCCGAAGGGGGTCTTCGGTGGCGTTTTTCTGGTCCTTTGGCTGCAGAAATCAAATGCCTTACTGACAACATCTACTTCGAAGCACGCAATCAAACCGAAGAGGGTCAAAAGTTAATCGCCCATATCACATGGAACCGTGTTAACCACGAAGATTTTCCGGATTCCATTTGCGGTGTTGTGTGGCAGCAAAACAAAGATCGAATATCCGAAGAATTAGTTGCCCATTTTTCATGGACTCTTGATGGGAAGTCAGACATCCCACAAAACAACGAGTTGTGGCAGAAATTGCGCAATATGTCTGTAATATTCCTCTCTGAACGTCCTGAAGATCCAACCAATGGGGGCACACATTATCACGCGAATTATGTCACACCATATTGGGCAGACGATTTAATATTTCTAGTGAAGGTTGACACGCATCTGTTTTATAGGTAATATAATTCCTCAAACAATAACAGGAGGATTTTCCTATGGCAGGAAGTAACGTATTACCATCATCACCCGCAGACCAACAAGCACTTCAAGGAATGGTCAAAGAAATGGCCAATTGTCTTCATCGTATTGAAGATGAACAACAACAAATGAAGGATATCATTGATACCTCTAAAGAAAAATACGATATGGAACCCAAGCATATGCGTAGACTCGCCAAAGCATTGCACAAACATAACTTCCCAGATGTGCAAGCGGAATATGAAGAATTCGAACTACTATACGAGACAATCGTAGAAGGTCGAAAAACCAATGATTGATTACAAAACTAAAGGTCGTGAAGGTCTTTCCGGATGGACTAGAGAAAGAATTCTTATGTCTATGAAAAGTGATCCCGAAATGTGGGTAGATTTTGTCATTTCACAAGATGATGTCATCAAAGAACTTGACAGTATCGTACTTGATGCATCTATGCGTCTGCAAACTCTAACTGAAAGTACAGACGCAAAACCCCATTAAGATATAGCAGCACCTGTATCACTACGAACCCATGTGCTAGTACCATCAACCCATGCCATGATGAAAACAGGTGAACCTGCATCATCACTGACAAACACTGTGGAACCCGCAGGTTCAGTTGCTAGACCCGCTCCCAACGCACTCAGACCCGCTTTTGCCGTAACTGGTAAAGCGGGGATGCCTGTGAACGCAGGACTCGCTAACGGCGCGAGAGGCGTAATTAAACCATCAGCATATTGCTTTGTTGCCGCACCTAACGCTACGGTCGGATCAGCAGCAAGTTCAAGCGGTGATGCAATTTGCAAACTACCAGCACTAACACTGATTTCAACATCAGATGTGTTGCCCGTTCCAGTCGTGACTTTATCCACACGGTCAATAACTAATTGACTACCCGCCGCTTCTTCTGCAAGAACACGTGAGTTAACAACCAAATTGTTACGAGATGACATCCAAATCTGTCCATCCGTTTGAGTGTTGTCAACAGCAATCAAACGCAATTGACGTGGAGCTTGAACTTCCAAATCCATTTCAATGTTAGCACCATAAACCGCGCGAGTCTCAAGATTACCCGTTCCAGCAAATGCAACATTGTAGAAAATACCCATATAAGACTGAACATCAGCACCACCTTCAGCAGGTGACTGTGGACCCCTCATACGCAGGCAGGAGGCGTTATCTTTGTATCCGACTATCGTACCATTGACTGTCACATCGCCCGTGAACGTGTCTCCTGCGATGTCTGCAGGGGTATATCCCAATGCAGGTTCGAGCAATCCTAACTCTGTTGTGATTTTTGCTGCAGACCACAAATCTGTTATAGTCGCACCAGCATCATTAATCACACGGTGAAGTGTTACATCACCAATGTGTGTATCAATTTGTGCGTGACTATAGGTACCAATATTCAAAATGTTTGCATGATCAATGCTTGCTTCTGTAAAATGAAGTGTTGCATCAGCAAGGTGAGTAT